TATATATATAGTATAGGGATTTTTCACGTTTTTTGGACCCACCCCTCAAGTGATGATGTTTGATGATGTTTGATGATGTTTATCGATCGAATTTTCACATTAGTCACATCTGTAACAAAACCCCACCCTTGATCAAGAATACCCCCTCTACAATACGTGTGACACCCCTTGTCGCGAACTACGCATATAATGATAAGAAGGATAGAAACAAGCCTATCCCTTCTTATAGGCTTACCCAGAGGAGCACACCATGCGTGAGTCACAATTCCAAGCACAGCTCATCAAGAAGCTGAACAAGATGCTTCCGGGGATCATCATTCTGAAAAATGACCCCAACTACATTCAAGGCATACCTGATCTGATTCTTCTCTACAAGAATCGTTGGGCAGCCCTTGAGGTGAAGCGAGGCGCCATTGCCTCAGTCCGTCCGAATCAAGCACACTACGTTCGGACCATGCATGCGATGTCGTATGCCGCATTCATCTACCCTGAGAACGAGAGCGAGATCCTCAGTGAAGTTCAACAATCACTCACAGCTTAGTGGGGCCCACGCATTCCTTTCTGCCAGTAAGTATCACTGGCTCAACTACTCTCCCGACAAACTGATCGAGACCTTCCGAACCGCCCAGGCTGCCGCAAAAGGCACCCGTCTTCACGAGCTCGCCGCTGAGCACATTCGTCTGAAGATGCGCATGCCCCGAAACAAGGTGACATTCAACAACTATGTTAACGATGCTATTGGGTTTCGGATGGAGCCGGAGCAAGTCCTGTTTTACTCGGTCAACTGCTTTGGCACTGCTGACGCTATCTCCTTTGACAAGGGCCTGCTTCGCATCCACGATCTGAAGACTGGCGTTCACCCCGCCAAGATTGATCAGCTCATGATCTACGCGGCACTCTTCTGCCTCGAGTATGATGAGCGTCCTGGGGCTATCAACTATGAGCTCCGTATCTACCAGAATGACGATATTCAGGTAGCAAACCCGGAGGGCGACGACATCGCCCCTATCATGGACACCATCATCCAATTCGACAAGCTTATCGAGAAGATCAAGGAAGAGGAGGCCTAATGGATCTCGCTCACTATGGTGTTAAGCGTAAGTCTGGACGTTACCCCTGGGGTTCCGGAAAGGACCCGCATCAGCACTCGGGCGACCTCCTCTCCACCATCAAGGACCTGAAGGCAAAGGGTCTCTCTGAGACTGAGATCGCCAAGGGTCTTGGAATGACCACCACCCAGCTCCGCGCACAGCGATCCATCGCCAAGAACGAGAAGCGTAAGGCTGACGTTGCGATGGTAGCCCGCCTTAAGGAGAAGGGGATGTCTAACACGGCCATTGGCCGTCGTATGGGCATCAACGAGTCCTCCGTTCGAGCGCTTTTAGACCCCACCCTCAAAGAAAGGGCGGGGAGTACTGAGGCGCTTGCTAAGGAGCTCAAGAAGCAGGTTGGTAAGGACGGTCTTCTTGACGTCGGACTCGGCGTTGAGGTCAACATGGGTGTCACAAGCACCAAGATGAAGACCGCCACTGCCATGCTCGAGGCTGAGGGCTATCACGTCCACAAGGTGAAGGTTCAGCAGCAGACGACTGGTAAGTTCACCGAAATGAAGGTCCTGGTGCCTCCGGGCATGGACTACAAGACGGTTCTGGCCAAGCGGGGCGAAATTAAGGCCCCTGGGGTCAATATTGAGGACCAGGGTCATACGGTATACGGTATCGAGAAGCCCACTGCAGTTTCCAGCAAGCGACTGAAGGTTCGCTATGGAAACGAGGGTGGTACCGATATGGACGGTGTCATTGAGGTTCGACGTGGAGTCAAAGACCTCTCCCTCGGTTCTTCCAACTATGCTCAGGTTCGAATCAGTGTTGATGGCACGCACTACCTCAAGGGTATGGCGATGTATTCGGATGACATTCCCAAGGGATATGATCTCCGGTTCAACACTAACAAGAACCCTACCGGAAACAAACTAGATGCCCTCAAGAAGCAGACAGGTGACCCGGCGAACCCATTCGGTTCGGTAATCCGCAAGCAGCTTCACTACACCGACTCGAATGGTCGGAAGAAGCTCTCTGCGATGAACATTGTTAACGACGAAGGCACTTGGGGTGACTGGTCAAAGACTTTGAGCTCCCAGTTCCTTTCGAAGCAGCCCGTCTCTCTTGCTAAGCAGCAGCTTCAGAAGGTACGAGACAAGCGCCGGGCAGAGTTCGAAGAGATTATGGCTCTTACGAATCCCTCGGTCAAGAAGAAGCTGCTTCAGTCGTTTGCCGACTCTGTTGACTCCGATGCCGTCGATCTTAAGGCGGCAGCTCTACCTCGGCAGGCCAGTCAGGTAATCCTTCCCGTCCCTAAGATGAAGACCACGGAGGTTTACGCCCCCAACTTCAAACATGGGGAGAAGGTTGTTCTTGTTCGTCACCCTCACGGTGGACGATTCGAGATCCCTGAACTGACAGTCAACAACAAAAACCCCCATGCCAGAAAAGCAATAGGGACTAAGGTTAAGGACGCAATCGGAATCCACCCTAAGGTGGCGGAGCGTCTGTCTGGTGCAGACTTTGACGGAGACTCTGTTCTCTGTATTCCTAACAACAGTGGAAAGGTGAAGACCTCTCCTGCTCTGAAGGGCCTGAAGGATTTCGATCCCAAGGTTATGTATCCTGCCTACCCCGGAATGACACCCATGACTTCTAAGCAGAAGCAGATGAAGATGGGTGAGGTCTCGAACCTGATCACTGATATGACAATCGGTGGTGCAAACCAGGCTGAGATTGCCCGGGCCGTTAGGCACTCCATGGTTGTGATTGATGCCGAGAAGCACAAGCTCAACTACAAGCAGTCCGAAATCGACAACGGTATTGCCGCCCTCAAGAAGAAGTACCAGGGTAAGGCAAATGCTGGGGCTTCCACTCTCATCAGCCGTGCCTCATCTGAGAAACGGGTTCCTGAAAGAAAAGCCCGGTCCGCTTCAAAGGGTGGGCCCATTGACAAGAAGACTGGACGCAAGGTCTATGAAGAGACTGGAGCTACTTATGTGGACAAGCATGGTAAGACCGTGCTTCGTACTGAGAAGTCCACTAAGTTGGCCGAGACCCATGATGCATACTCCCTAGTCTCTAAGAACGGGAGTGCTATCGAAACGGTCTATGCCAATCACTCTAACGAACTGAAGGCTATGGCTAACGCAGCTCGAAAGGCTACACTTGCTATCCCCTCTGTTCGAAAGAACCCCCAGGCCTCCAAGACCTATGCCCCTGAAGTTAAGTCCCTCAAGGCCAAAGTAAACGAGGCCCTCAGGAATAAACCCAGGGAAAGACAGGCTCAGGTCCTAGCTGACGCAGTCATTAGGGCTAAGAAGCAAGCTGATCCAACTCTTGCCAATGATAAAGAGCGTCTCCAGAAAGCCCGGCGCCAGGCTTTAGCCGAGGCCCGTTCAAGAACGGGGGCTGGTAAGAAGCCTTTCGCTATCACTCCTCGAGAGTGGCAGGCTATCCAGGAAGGTGCTGTATCACAGGCTGCACTGAACAAGGTTCTTGAACTTGCTGATGAATCAGTAGTTAGGGAACTGGCTACACCTAGGTCCCAACCTAAGGTATCGTCCAGCATGGTGGCCAGAGCCAAGGCTATGAGTAGTAGAGGTAAGACTGCTGCTGAGATTGCTGAAGCTTTGGGAATCTCTACAACATCTGTTCACCGTGCTCTAGAGGAGGGCTGACCACACCATGGTACACACCCTCTCACAGGGCCTCTCTGAGGAGGTCTACTATGGCTAGGATGCTGTCTACTACCGACAATCCTTACGATCCAAGAACTTCATGGGACGAATGGTTTGCTTTTGACACTGCCCATGGCTACGGTACCTGTGGCCTACTGGCCAGGCTGTGCACATCAAGCGATTCGTTAAGTGAAGAACTTGAAATCGAAGAAATTGAAAATGCAATTGATCGAATTCTCAATCTTGATGGAACAAATTTCTATCAAACTTTTGAGATCGATGATTGAAAAATAAAAATTTCTTCGTCGACCCGGGGGAGGGGGGTCTCGCAT